GTAGGATGATTTGGTCTCGGTCAGGGCTATTCCATTGAGGTATGCCTGTACCGAAAGCGGTACGCGACACGTGGACATGAAGCCCACAGGTAGTCGTGTTCCATGAACGGAAGCCGTTACCCTTTAATCTAGGTATGAAGTCCCAGTTAAAGTCAGTTTGATAGGCTTCTAGCGTATGCGGATGCGTAACTATCTCGAAGCCGTCATTGAGTGAGCCGTCATCCTTCATGTAGGCATGAGAGCCGAGCAAGTCTTGTGCTATCTCGGCACCAGTATAGCGAGACTCATTACGAGACTCGACTTCTAACTCAAAGCCGAGATAGTATTGACCCTTGCCGAAGAAGTATGGGCTAGGTCTGTACGAGTAACTGTGGATAGTACTACTACTTTCCTCATCTTCCTCTGTACAGTCGTGACCATTGCCATCCCATTGGTCTTCTCCGCAGTCATTACAGTTCCAGACATAGTTATCGTGACAACCTTCACAGTAAAGCGTGTCGCCATACCATGCGCCATTGTCATTGTGGAACGTGTCCTCACATGACGGACAAAGTGTGAAGTTATGACTTCCACCATTGTCTGTGAAGTATTCGGATGCACAGTGTTCACAACGATACTCCCCTTCTATCTGAGTGAACTCGACAAATGTTTGACTGTTATTGCCGAGTGTCCTGCGCCAATCTACATTACGCATTGTGACATAGACGAAATCACAATCGTTACAACTATTACTATTGCGACAGAGTGTTGAGCAGTCTCGGTGGACTTGTACTGATGTAACTCTGTCTCCAAGATAAGCGGTAACGAATTGCCACTTGTTAAGGTGTTCCTCTTGGTCGGAATCCGACCACTCAGGATAAGTACAAGCATAACAGTTTGGAGTCTCTGTCATGATTGGCACAGCAGTGAGAATTACATCCTCAGTATTGTACCGATTGTGGCACTCCTGACAGCGTTCAGAAGATTGATTTTGTTCTTCTGATGATACGAATAGATGGCGTGGGTATTGGCAACGCGCACATAACCCGACACCTGTATAGCCGTATGCAATGGTCATGGTCGTCTACGACCTTCCACATAGTCTTTGCCCCAAAGTTGGGTATCAATTACATCTTCCATGAGTCTGACTTCTTTCTTGTAATCGTAGTCAGGCTCACGAAAGCGAAGTTGCTCAAGGAATAAACTGACCTGCATGGCTTCTGCCTGAGTCAAGGTGACTTTGATTTTCCTCTTAAACATGATTACTTGCCAGCCTGACGCTTCATGTCTAGGTAAGCAGCGCGGTATTCCTGAACGGAACGTGAGAGCCTAGCGTTAGCAACGGCTGATGTGATTACTAGTGTTACTGATACTACTAGCGCAATCATTACTGCGAGTAGGTCTAGTGTTGTGAGATACATTTGGAACCTTTCGGGTAGTGGTCGGAATCCGACCAGTTGGTGAGGACGTAGTTATCCCCACTAAGATAAGAGTACGGCAATGGCTGACCAATGTCAAACGCGGACGACTACGGCTGACCCCCCACCCCGACACAAACCTTCACGCCACGACTACGGCTATGCCCCTGCCCCCAACACAAACTCGTCCGACACAAACTGTCGGACACAAACTTTTTTTTCGCGCGCCCCGCGCGCGGACATGGCGAAACCCCCCACCCCCGAAAGGGTGAGGGGCTTGGTCGGAAACCGACCGCCTAAGCGTTAGCCGTTACAGGGTGTGAGACCGACAACGCGCGAGAGTTTGCAATCTGCGCCTTGATGAGTCTGCCCAACTTCTCGGCATTGTCGAAGTTATGGACGAGAGCCTTCTCGCCTTCCAATTCCTGAAACAGTCCAAGCGCCAAAGTGACAACCGCGTCAAAGTCCACCGCGACCGCTTTAACCTGCTTAGAGATGTCCTTCTCTGATGCAGTTTCCTTGCCCGCCCCGCGTGTCTCGGTCTCGGCCTTGTCCTCGCTGAGAGTCTTAACCAAGCCTGAGAAGTCAGCGAACGAGCGCACCAGTTCCAAATTGTCCTTAAATTCTGCCTTGCTCATGACGCGGAGAGCGTCCTGCGTGGTGGTGATGAGTTTGCGGACGTTCACCTTATCGCCACCCTTAATCGAACCCAAGTTATAAGCAGCGACCACGTATGAACGCCAAGAGGACTTAGCAAAGGTCGAACCCTCGCAAGCCTCAACAGTTGCAGCCCAACCACGAGTTGAGAGTGAGCCAGCGATAACCATTTCTGCCGACTTGTCGAACCAAGCGCGGAACGCGCCTTCATTGATAGTCGCGCCCAATTCCTGAGCGAGAGCCTTGTTTGCAGTGTCCTCGGTCTTTACTTGCTTTGGTGTTGCTGATGTCATTTTTTTACCTTCTATCATTCGAGACGTTCGCCCGACCTGATAAGAGAATTATTGCATGGATGCCCCCCAATGTCAAAGAGGCTCAACCCGCGCCCAGTGGTCGGAAACCGACCAGCCCCACGCTCAGGCTCAGGCTCAGAAACCCCGCGCAGATAGTCACCCAACACAAACCCGCGCTCATTAGAAAAATCGCGCGCTCGCTCGCTACGCTCGCTCGCGTGTCTGCCGACAGTACTAAATCGCGGAGCGAAATACTAAATACCGCCCGTCCTGCGGACGGGATAGAAGCGGAAAGATAGCGATTGCGCTCGTTCCTCGCGCTCATCAATCGCTGAAATACTTCGTGGTCGCTATGGCGACCCCAGTGCTATTAATACGGTCCCCGTATGTATATACACTATCGCCTAAAATTATTTTTCCAGTATTTAGGCTCTAGTGTCCCGTATGTCCGTATTAATACCATAAATCAGGTGACTTCCGTCACATTATACAACTCACTGCGTTCGCTTTTCGTATTTGAACGGGTTAGTATATATGTAACGATAAACGAACGGCAAACCGTGAGTGAGTTTATCTGACTGTGAGTGGGTGGCTAAGACAGACCGTAAGGGCTGGCTTGGTGCCAGCCACGAACACACGAGGGGTTAGCGAGGCTTGCAGGGCAAGCCGAGCGATAAAGGGGATTTATTATAGGGGGTTTATATGGCTGCCAAAGGTGGTAAAGAACATCATAATGTGGTGGCCTTGCGTGAAGCAAAGGACAAAGTACTAGAATTCATCAGGCAAGGTTTAGACTTGCAAGATGCAATAGCCAGGGCTGACAGGAAGCCCGATGTCATGAAAGACTGGCGCAAAGACGAGAAGTTCATGGCCGCTTTAGAGAAGGCCCGAACTGAGGGGGAGAAGACCCTCTCCATCGTCACAGGGGACGCTAAGTTTAAGATAGGCTTTGAGGAGTTCTCGAAGGAGTTCCTAGGTAGCCCAATCTTTGACCATCACCGTTCTTGGATTGATGTCCTAGAAGGACGTGAGCCAAGTTACATCCATGAGAGTATGGTCTATGAGCCTGCCTCTGGTAAGCGCCTGTTGATAAACGTACCCCCCGAGCATGCCAAGTCTACCGTTATCACGGTCAACTACTGTGTCTATCGCATTGCCATGGACCCCAACATCAAAATTACCATCGTCTCAAAGACTCAAGAGCGCGCCAAAGAATACTTATACTCAATCAAGCAGCGCCTGTCTCATGAGCGGTGGGCTAAGATGCAGGCCGTCTATGGCTCTACTGGGGGATGGAAAGAAGATGCAGATACCTGGAAAGCAGACCGTATCTACCTCAGCCGTGACTCCACCGAAAAGGACCCGACTGTTCAGGCCCTTGGTGTGGGTGGTCAAATCACTGGTGCTCGTTCTAACCTTATCATTCTTGACGACGTTGTTACTACATCTAACGCTCATGAATGGGAAAAGCAACTGTTGTGGTTGCAGCGAGATGTAATTACTCGTCTAGGTGATTCTGGTAAGTTGCTGATTGTAGGCACACGTATTGCCTCAAATGATTTATACCGCGAGATTCGTAACCCCGACCACTGGACGGGTGGCAAGACGCCGTTTACATACATGTCAATGCCAGCAGTATTGGAGTATAACGATGACCCAGAAAAATGGACTACCCTTTGGCCAAAGTCTAATATCCCATGGGAAGGTTCAGAAGACAACATCCTTCCAGATGAGGACGGCCTTTATCCTAAGTGGAATGGGCCAGCACTGTTTCGCAGACGTTCAGAAGTCTCTCCTTCTGCTTGGGCACTTGTTTATCAGCAGCAGGACGTCCAGGAAGATTCTATTTTCCCCCCTGCTTGTGTCCAAGGTTCAGTTAACAGGATGCGCAAGCGCGGACCTCTAAAGCCTGGTACGCCTGGTCATCCAGAAGCAAAAGGTCAGTGGTACACCATCATGGGCTTAGACCCAGCGATGAGTGGCAACACCGCTGCTGTTATTATGACGGTTGACCGTCAAACGCGAAAGCGCTACATCTTGGATGTAGAGAATATGCAAGAGCCTACTCCTCAGAAGATTCAGAAGTTAATTGAGGAATGGGTTGATAGATATAGCCCACAAGAACTTCGTATTGAGACTAACGCTCATCAGAAGGCTTATGCACTAGATGAAGTTCTACGTACATACTTAGCATCTGCTGGTGTGAGATTCTCTAGCCAGTTTACTGGTAGGAATAAGTGGGACACAGGTTTCGGTGTGGCTGCTATGTCAGGACTGTTTGGGACTATGCGTAGCAATTCTCATCAAGACGATAATTTAATGGAACTACCATCGCAAGATGGCTCAGAAGGTATCAAGGCTTTAATCCAGCAATTAATAACCTGGAAGCCAGATACTAAAGGTAAGACAGACTGTGTAATGGCATTGTGGTTCTGCGAACTGCGTGCTCGTGAAGTCATTGGTACGACCCGTATGGGACAAAGCCACATACCCAATAAGTGGGCAACACGACAACAACAAAGCAATCGCTACATGATAAACCTCAATGACTATGAATTT